AATGAAATGCCACCTCAACAACCAACGTTTGGTCAAAATGAAATGCCACCTCAACAACCAACGTTTGGTCAAAATGAAATGCCACCTCAACAACCTACGTTTGGACAAAATGAAATACCACCTCAACCACAGATGGATCAACAACCCATGTTTGGACAACCACCGATGGATCAACCGCCAATGGGACAACCACCGATGGGTCAACCGCCGATGGGTCAACCGCCGATGGATCAACCGCCGATGGGACAACCACCGATGGATCAACAACCACCAATGGGTCAACCACCAATGGGTCAACCGCCGATGGGACAACCACCGATGGGACAACCACCGATGGGTCAACCACCAATGGGACAACCACCGATGGGTCAACCGCCGATGGGTCAACCGCCGATGGGACAACCACCGATGGATCAACAACCACCAATGGGTCAACCACCGATGGATCAACTACCAATGGGTCAACCACCGATGGATCAACAACCCATGTTGGGTCAAAAACCCATGTTTGGTGGATTCAAAGACAATTCAAACGAAGAAAAAGATTTAGACAAAATGTTCAAAACAAAGGTATCTGAGTTTGTGAAATCAATCTACCAAAATGCCTCCGAACCCTCTTATATGGGTTACATACCAAATGTTTCGGAAACCGGTTCTGTTTTCGTATTTGTAAAAATAGAAACTTTTGGCCAATTGAATCCCGAATACATTGAAAGCATTCCAAATGAAATCGTCTTTTTATCAAAAGTTTATAATTTCGACATTGACCAACCATTGAAAGATTTGTTTGCAAACAATACGTGGCTTTACATGAAACAAAGTTTAGCATCTCCTTTCAGCGGATATATATGTAAACAAAATTTTGTAAATGTTGCCAAAGAAGATACTGAAAATGTCTATGACCAATTCTTAATCAACCATGAAGGAATGGGAAACTACTACTATTTTAGTTTTTTGCCAGTTGACGCACAAAATGCAGGAACGTATCAGCGATTTGCATTGTTTCCGGTTGAATACGATTGCATTCTCGACGATAACAATTTGGAATATTATAAACAAAATATTAGCAGTTTTGAACAGTCCGATTCTGTTTATTTTAAAGACGGGGTTCTTGGAAATACTCCGTTTTTCGCATTGAAAACTCCGACGCAATTTGCAAAGATTTAATGGATAAATTATAAGATATTTATATTTTATAATTATTATGAGTGCTGAACCATCTCTTGATACAAAAACTTCCGAAGCTGATGAATTCGACGAACGTGGTGAAATTGATAATGCAAAAATTTCCGGAGTTGATGTAAATTTTATTTTATCGACTTTACAAAGCATTAGTGGTAAAGTATTTTTACTGGATTTCTTAGCAAAGTCTCCCATGTATAAATTTTTTTTATTTGCATTATGGGTTGTATTTGCAGGTATAATCTATTCGATCTCTTTTGCAAAAGATGAAAAAAATAAAAAAATTCAGTCACAGCACATTTTTCTATTGCAGTGTTCCGCCGTTTGGATTCTTTTGCTTGCGTTTTCGTTTTTGTTTGTTATGTGAAATAAATTCATAGGTCTTTTGCAAATTTCATAAAATTATTGCATTCTTCCATCGTCTTATCAAAATCGCCACTTGCTATTTTATCCATTATTATTTTGCATGCATCCGACCATAATTTCAACTTTATTTGTTTTTCTTCGGATTTTTGATTGGGTTCAACTGGCTTCGGCTCCGGCTTAGGATCAACCGGCTTAGGATCAACTGGCTTAGGATCAACCGGCTTAGGATCAACCGGCTTAGGATCAACTGGCTTAGGATCAACCGGCTTAGGATCAACCGGCTTAGGATCAACTGGCTTAGGATCAACTGGCTTAGGATCAACCGGCTTAGGATCAACTGGCTTAGGATCAACCGGCTTCGGCTTAGGATCAACCGGCTTCGGCTTCGGATCAACTGGTTTCGGATCAGGTTCCATCTTGGGTTCATACATTTTGCAAAGTTTCTTTGAAAACATGTCGCAAACAAATTTAATAGCATCATCCCAAATTTGTTTGTTGATGGTTTCTTCGCGAACATCATTTTTGTTAACTCCCACTCCAAAGATTTCGTCCATTTCGTAAGACGCCGAAAATAGAATATTATGTCTTACGTCTTCATAATACTTGTATCGCCATTTATCACCCGATGTTGGTTGCAAAATATCAAATCTTGCTATTTTTTTATTATTTCGCTCAATGTATTTACCACCTGCATTTTTTCGAAAGCTTTGAATTCCGGCTCCCGCATTCACAATACATCCTGATTTTTCGATTTCTTCTCTCTGCATGTTTTCCCAATTATCGCAATAAACACTTTGAACGGTAATATCACCGATGTATTTTAAACCTAATTCATTTTCAAAGTTTATACTATTGTGTCTCTTAGTGTTTACATTTTTTTCACGGTATACTTTTCGATTGCCATCATTAAAGACACCAATCATTGTATTCGTTTTAGTATTATTATACACTTGAATCCGGGTTTCCGATTTGTGGTTTGCATGAATTTTCGTCCAACACAATGGGTCAATTGGCATAACGCGCTGAACGTGGTCTCCTTTTTCGTTAACAAGTTTTACATGAATACAAATGTTTTTATCACGTATTTCTTTGCAATAATTACAACCGATTCGATAAGCCAAACTGTTTGATATGTCTTTGGTTTCTTCAACCATTTTGCGCAATTCATTCACAATGGTTGGTGACCCAACAATGTGTTTTAAAGTCCCCGATTTATCGGGTGCAATCGCAGATTTCGCCCATAATTTTTCGTTTTCTCCGGTTGCCTCGTGTGCAAATAGTGTGATGTTGTTCTTTTGGATAAATTTATCATAGTCAAATGCAATCTGATGGATCTTTGGGCTCTCAATGGTCTTTGATACTTGCAGGACAACGCCTTTTCCGTCCGATATTTTCGAATTGTAAAATTTGGCTCCTGCGCCAAAACGACCGTGCTTTGCATTCGTGGAAGCAGTTCGTTTATTGAAAATGTTGGCGGCGAATAAACCGTCTTCTGTCATTCCGGAACCGTCGTCGGTGTAAATCACTTCATTGGTTACTGTATTTACGGTAAATCCGATTAAGGTCGCGCCAGCGCTGATCGAGTTATCAATCTCTTCGCCAATGCAGTCCAAAATTGTGAATCCGTAGTTGTTTAAGTTTTTCAAAGTGCCCTCTACGTCAATCCAGGTATCTTGTGCGTGTTCCATTTTGTTTTTTTAAGAAAGTTTTTTAAAATGAGTTTTTAAAATAAGTTTTTATGGTTATTATATTTGTTTTGCCAATATAATAAATATTTTTTCAATTTTATGCACAATGATTTGCTTAAACCATACTCTCATCCTCCTCCTCAATCTCCAAATCCATAAAATCACTGTTGTATCTGTCTAAATATTTATTCAGAATGTCGTTGTCTAATTTGGCATTCAGCGATTCATCAATTTCGTCCTTCATCGGTTTGCGTCCGTGGTTTGTCGAAAAAAGCCGGACAAATTCGTCAATCTGCCGATTCTGTTCCTTGATTTTGGTCGCAATCGCCACCGTTCCGCTCATAAATTTTTGCTGGATTTCTTGTTTACGTTTTTTCTCTTGTTCATCTTTCTCTCTTTCCTCTTTTTCCAATCGAATCTTCTCTTCATATTCTTCCTTAATTTCGTCTTGTTTCTTCATCATTTCTTCTTGCATTTTGGTTATTTTCTGGGAAACCACCGAGTAAATCACGTCGTCTTTCTTCCTCAACGCATTGGGGTCTTTCCACCAGGGATGGCGGTCGTCGTCCGATGTCACAATGATATTGCAGACATCCGGTTTCTTCAGTTTTTCAAACATTTCTGCGCGAGCCTTCAACTCTTCTTGTTTCTTGATTTTGTGGTCCGACTTCTTCTTCTTGCTCGAACAACACTTGTACCATTTCTGCACCTCTTCGCCAGAGAAGGTGACTAAGAATTCATCCACGATGGGGAGCGGGATAGACGGACTCGTTTCCATCAATCGGTCAAACTCGTCGCGGTTGGTTTTCAGGAAATGACCCGCCTCCGAAGAACGCTCGTCCGGGTGTTTCGCCAACTCGATGCGAATGTTTCTCGCGAATTTGTCCCAGGCAATCGCAGAGACGCGGTGCGATTCATTGTATTCGGAGATTTTCAAATACTGTTGGATGGTGGTTAAGATACCAATGAAAATATTGACGGAACCGATCACCATGGGTGCATACGTTTGCATTGAAACAGGCAAACTGCCCTGGGCGAAAGACGCCGTTCCGGAAATGGTGGACATGATGATTGCGGGAATCGTGAACCACGCGTGTTTCTTCGAATAGTCCTGATGTGCCCTAGTGTGCAACCATTTATAACATTTTGCAATGTCGCACCATTCGACCAGGATTTTCTCGTTCTCGGGTGACCACTCCACTTTGGGTTCTTTCTTTTCATCTGGGTCTTTTTCTTCCGCATTTTTCTCTTTCTCTCCAGTCGTAAGCTTTTCTGCCGTTGTAGCCATTTATAATAATCCGAGAGAAAATATAATCTCTCACTAAACCATGTAAAAATACATTGATATCTCATAATATGTCGCAAATCGTAACTTGTAAATTATACGGCGGACTTGGAAACCAAATGTTCCAGATTTTCGCAACCATTGCGTATTCTCTCCGCTACAATATGGATTTTGTTTTTTTATACAGCGACAATCTGGGAAAACGCCCCACTTACTGGCACACCTTTTTCGCGTCCATTTGCGACCATACCACAACCGTGATGCCAGTTTGCAACGAGGTCGGACAAGACTTGACAAAACCCAGGGATAACCAAGACATTATGTTAAATGGATATTTTCAAAGTTATCTTTTCTTTGAAGACCATTACAAAACCATTTTGAAAATCCTAGATGTAGAGAAACAGCAAAAAAACCTTCACAAAAACAGCATTTCTCTTCATTTCCGACGGGGTGATTACAAAGATTTGCAGGATTGCCACCCCATTATGGGGATGGATTATTACGCAAATGCGTTGAATTACATTTTGGCGTTCGATAATTCCATTGAATGTGTCCAATATTTCTGCGAAGACGAAGATTTGGCGGATGTAGAGAAAGACACGGTTGCTTTGAAAAACGAATTTAGGCAGATTCGATTCGAGCGGTGTCGAGAGAAATCCGACTGGGAAGAAATGCTTGAAATGAGTGTTTGCAAACACAATATCATTGCAAACAGCAGTTTCAGCTGGTGGGGGGCGTATTTAAACCCGAATCCAGAGAAAATCGTCTGCTATCCTTCGGTGTGGTTTGGTCCACTCATTCCAGAAAACACAGACGCAATGTTCCCGAAAAACTGGATAAAAATATAGACATAATACAAATGGAAGACCGAACCAGTATTTTGAAAACCGAATTTGTGAATGTAAAAGATGCCATCGGGAAAATCGCAGAGATAAAAAACACGATCAAACGAAAACTGGTATTTTTAAAAGAAATTCATGGCGACTTAATCAAAGACAATGGATCCAAGAAAATATTCCTCATTTGCCTTGAGTCGTTTCATTTTCAATACAAGGTGATGACATTCGACACAGCCAATATGCAACGCAATTTTCTGCTTTTGACGAACCGTGCTTACTGTGATTACTACAACATGTATAATCTCTTGCACAAACTGTTTGAGGAAGAGTACAAAATCGATATCCCGACCACGAAGAAACATCCGGTCTACAACGATTTAGAACCGTTTTCCGAATACAAGTTGGAGGATTTGTATTTAGTTTACGAGAACGCATTTGAACTGTTGACTTGTTTGATTGGGAGATTGAGAGAAAGTGAAAACATTGTTAAAAAATACAAATCCAAATCGCAAAGTGGAATTCGCATCGATAATTTTATCAACACTTTGGAATACGACAACAAAATATTAGGAGATCGCATCGAACTTTACATCAATTATTTTGAATTTTTCCAGAAAACCCAGCTCAAATACTTTACCAAATTGTTGGAAAAAATAACGGCGTTGCAAGAAGAGATTGACACCGATATCCAATTACGCGAAACCCCGTGGGACAAGAAACCGGTTACAGAAGAGGACACGTTGACGCAAACGTCGGAAGACTGCGCGGTAGCGCAATGGGAAAGCGAATCGAGAGAAAGCGAATGAGTTTGTTTCCATTTCATTGTATGTTTGCAAAAAATATACAATGGGTTCAATAAAGGTAATTATGACAGTTTTAGACGGCGGATCCAACCCCATTTACGACGAAATGCGGGCAATGTGGAATCTTTATCGGAAATGCAGAGAACCGCATGTCTACGTTTATTTCTTGAGATATTCGAAGGAGATGTTGCCAAATAACCAAAAATACTATTTGGATGAATCGACCGCAACACTTTACCAATACGGCGAAGAAACTGTGATTCCGGGCATTCTGGAGAAAACACGCGGGGCCATCGAGTATTTTTGCGAAACGACCGAGTTTGATTATTTTTACCGGACCAATTTATCGTCCGTGTTTGATTTTGATACAATGCTCCAATACCTGGAAACCAATTGGATTGAGTATGGCGGGAAATTGGAGAACGCGTTTGACCAATATGAATTTGCGTCGGGGTCCGGATACGTTTTGTCCAGGTCCGCCTGCGACATATTCTTGAATCGGTTTGAGGAAATGAGCGACCCAACCCTTTTTGATGATGTTGCGGTAGGAAAAATCATGCAGAAATATGTGAAAATGACGTATATTCCACGCGTTAACTTTTCAAACAATCCAGATGCTCTTGATGTTTTGGAGAATAATTTCCGTGAAATCTACCATTATCGATGTCTCTCGGATAGTGAACATACAAAAACCGTTTTTTATATGATGAAAATAATTAATAAAATTTATTTGAACATTTGAGCAAAGGTTTAAAAGAGAAAATTCTTCTTAAACGTTTTTCTCTTTATGAAACTCTTTTTGAAACCTTTTTTCAACTTTTTAGAAACCCTTTTTATATTGATCGATTTGTTTTGACCTTTTTTTTTATTTCGAATCGCATCCGGCGACAAAATAATTTCTCTCTTTGCCTTCTCCGGACTTTTCACATTCGCACGTTTGCGTTTATCATTCGGATTGTATTTCAAAAACCATTCATCGTATTCGGGGGTGTCTTTTTTTCCATTTAATTCCTTGAACTTATCTGCCTTCTCTGTGCGGATGTCTTCCAAAGTCTTTTGTTTGCCATAACAATCAATCGAGAATCGTTTCAACAATCCTTCTTGGCTCAGTCGGTTTCTCTGTTGCACATCGAAGAGAAACATCGCCATACACAGAATCTTGTCCTTGTTCTGGTAATACTCCTTCTTCGAATAGAGAAACGCCAAGTAAAACGACAACAGTGTGTCGATGGTTGCAACATTGATTTCCTTCTTGTCCACGTCAATTTTGTTGTAACTGTGACACGCAATCGGCTCGTAAATGAACGCAACCGAATCCGCGCCAATCTTGATTTCAATGTTGCGCGGAATTATTTCATTAATTTCGGCGTGTTCCACCAACACAACTTTCTCCTTCACCTTGTTCTCCAATTGTTCCTTGACAATGATGGCGCATTTATCAATGTCCTCGGAAATCACATCAAAGTCCGCGGTTTTCTCCACTTTGCGCTTGTCCTTTTCGGGCATATATTTGGAATAAAGAGAACATGCGTATCCCCCAATAAATATGGCACCCATTGATACTAAAGTGTTGCGAATAATGATGTGGATGTCTTCTTCCACTTCGGCGGTTGACAGATTTAAAAAACTATCGGTATCACTGTCTTTGCTTATGATGGATTTAATGGTTTCCTCCTCCATTTTTTTCTGGAACTCAACTTTGTCGCAATTGGTGGTCGGATTCACTGGAAAATGTTTGTTCAACAAAGAAAGCCGTTTGAAAACCTTTTCCCAACGGCTCACGTCGCCCATGGGTCTAGAAAGTTCCAAATACATATTCATGCGCAAAAAATTGGCTGGGGCATACTTGATTCCCGCAACCTTGATTGCGTCGGTGTATAAAGCGTCGAAAATGTCCTTGTGCAAATGTGTAATGTCGGCAACTGCAATAAAATTTACAAATACTTTGTAAGTGCCGTGGTGCATACCGGACTTGGCTTCTACCTCCTTGTATCCGGCGTCCGCATAAATATTCGCCAATTCAATTGCGTCGTTCAACGCGTTCTTTGAATAGAAATCATAGTCGGGGATTTCCAATTCTCGATTGTAGAATTGGTCCTGTTTGGGTAAAATATTGTTGATGGCGGTTCCTCCATAACAAATCAGCGGTTTTCTCTGCAGAAAGTTTTCCAAAATATCGATGATTTTTTGTACATCGTCGTTCATCACGGTTTTTTTGGCGGAAATCAACTCGCTTTCATCCACTGCTTGACGCAAAATTGCCAACTCACACTCTTCAAAATCCATTTTATTGTTGCATAATGGCGTGTTGTATTTGTTCATATACTAATTAAATATATAAATAAATTTTGGGTTAGGCGGCATTATTGGTTCTATCTTGGCCAACAATGAGAGAAACCGGAACCAACGCGGTCTGGTTACTTTTGAAAACGTCTTCATATTCTTCCAATTCTTTGCCGGGTTTGTAGAATTTATACAATAAAAACTGCGGGTAAACTTTTGCAATAATGTTTGCTGGACTTGGCGAGTTAAGCTGATCCATTTGTGCGGGTGTTATCATCATAAATGTTTTGATATCGGTCTTCAACTTATTGCTCGTCATTACTGGTTTTTGCGGAAGTGTGTCTAAATTTCCATACGTGTATAATGGAAGATGGATAGAGCCGGCCTCTATATTCACGTAATTCGAGAAACACGGAGTTGATTCCGGACACCGAACAAGGGATTTGTAATTAGACGAGCTGGTTATGTCGACAATAATAATGACTTTCCCCATCAACTTGTTCAATTTGGTTTCATCAGTTACGTTACCTTTGTATAACTTGTTTTTAAATGCATAGTCAATCAGATTGGCAATTCGGGAATACGTCTCGGTTTCATTGTTTTTGATTCGCAATGATACAAACAATGGGTCATTCGGTGAAGGCGATGGTTTAGTAAATGCGTATCCAACAACCGTGTTAAATGCATCGCCCAGAGTAAGTCGAGAAGACGCCTCATTTTCAGTGTCCATACTTTGATATTGTGTGTCCTGTGAATAGGAGACAAACTCTACGTTGTTCCGAGTATAAATTTCGAAATCAATGAGGCGACAACCTCTTTCCAAAACATGTAGGATTTGGTCTTTGGTTGCAACGTTTTTCTCGTTTATGGCGCTGTTGTAAGAGGACTTGACAATGAATTCGCGAATCGGTAGAGAAAGATATTTTTTCGGGAGTGCGACGATAGATCCTTTGCTTTCTTTGTCTTCCTCAAATCCCTCTTTCATTTCTTTCATGTAATTTATTTTAATGGTTTGGCGCGATTTCAATAAATTATAAATAATAAAAAATGCCAGGAAAACAATTACTAAAATCAAAAATTTTTTGACCAGATGCATGTATATACTACACCCCCTTATTATTTTGAATACAAATAAATTTAAATCCATCATTGTATTATACAATATAATGGCAGGTGGATTACTAAATCTTGTAGCGGAAGGAGCAAACAATTCAATTATTCAGGGTGGAGACAACCAAAAAACATTGTTCAAAGCAACGTATAAAAAAATAACGAATTTCGGTCTTCAAAAATTCCGAATTGATTATGACGGTCTACGCGATTTGCGGACATCCGAAGCATCCACATTTTCGTTCAAAATGCCCAGATACGCGGAACTGCTAATGGATACTTACATTGGTATCACTTTGCCCCATATCTGGAGCCCCATTTACCATCCTTGCACAGAAACGAATAACAAGTGGTCGTCCTACGATTTTCGCTGGATCAAAGACATTGGCACCCATATCATCAAGGAAATCGAAATCAAGTGTGGAAATTTCACTTTGCAGAAGTACTCGGGCGATTATTTAGCTGCAATGGTGGAACGCGATTTCAACGAATCCAAGAAGAAACTATTTTACCAAATGACTGGGAATGTGGATGAGATCTTCGATCCGGCAAACACCTATGGTCGAGCCAATACTTACCCGTCCGCTTATTATTCGGGAAGCAATTTGGGCGCTGAGCCATCAATAAGAGGCCGTACCCTCTATATTCCAATCAATGCTTGGTTCACACTTGACAGCAAATGTGCTTTTCCCATGGCTTCTCTGCAATACAACGAATTATACATCCATGTTACATTGAGACCCATTGAAGAACTTTTCCAGATCCGTGATGTATTTGATGATGTCAATAATTATCCTTACATCCGTCCTGATTTCACACAGGACCGGTTCCAACTGTATCGATTCCTGCAAACGCCTCCGTCGGAAATAATCACCAAGGACAAATATCCAAGCATTATCAATGGATGGAACGCGGATATCCACATTTTAGCAACTTATTGTTTTTTATCCAAGGAAGAAACCAAGACTTTCACGGCGGAGAACCAAGTCTATTTGATTAAAGACATTTTCGAATACAATTATGAGAATGTGACGGGTTCCAAGAAAATCAAAGTCCAATCCAATGGAATGGTGGCGAATTGGATGTGGTATCTGCAGAGAAACGATGTCTTTATGCGAAATGAGTGGAGTAATTACACAAATTGGCCTTACCGAACTGTTCCTGGAGATATTCAGAATGCACCCAATATAGGAACAAACCCAGAGATTTATTACACGGGAGATACGACCCGATTGATTGGACCGTTGATAAACCCAGATGGCAAGAATACGGGTTATTTTATCAGTGGCGATTTCACGGTTGAGAATCGAAAAGAGATTTTGGAAACGATGGGCATTCTTTTCAACGGCGAATACAGAGAAAACCTTTTGACACGCGAGGTTTTCGAGTATGTTGAGAAGTATACGCGCACTGCCGGGTTCTCGAACAATGGAATCTATTGCTACAACTTCTGCTTGAACACGGACCCTACCGAATATCAGCCGACAGGTGCAATTAATATGTCGAAATTCAAAACCGTAGAGATTGAAATCAACACCTTTGTTCCGCAATTTGATTTGCAAAATTATGACTACCAGATTACGTGCAACGGCGAGGGTGTTGTTATTGCGACCAATGCACCCACGTGGCGTCTTTACGAATATAACTACAATATGAAATTATTTGAAGAGAGATACAACGTTCTGTCGTTTGTGGGAGGATATTGCGGGCTTATGTATGCCAAATAAGGGAACTACGTTCCCCCAAAGGCCTCAGCGAAGCAAGCGCCTGATGGCTTAAAACCCCCTCCTTTGTTTGGGGGGAAATAATAAAAATAAAACATTGTAATTTTTTATTTTTAACCATCAAAATAAACCATCCTTATAAATATAAAAACAAAGGAGGGGGTTTGGGGGTCAAGCGAAGCGGAACGTAGTTCTCCCAAGTATATATATAGTGAATATAGTGAATGACCACTTGGATTAATAAAGAAAAATTTAAAGACGAAAACTTTAGTGTAAAAGAAGGATTTGCAGGATTGACAAAATCATCAAACCCACTCGAGCAATTTCTAAAGGCAAATCCTTTAAAATCGGTGTTCGAGATTGAACCGGTTGATTCGAGGGCGGAAAATTCTATTCTCGAATCTTTCGACCCAATAAATGATGATGCCAAAAATGTTTTTAACCCAAATGATGATCCCAAAAAGGTTTTCAACCCAATTGATGACCAAGACGGCGTTGATAACATCAATCCCATTGGAACACCGGGTGACAAAATTTTTGAAGGTAAATATTCAACCAAAATGAATAATAAATCGGAAAAAAAACTATCTCGAGAGGACATTATGCGGGACGACAAACTAGTCGATTCTATTATGGTTTCGTTATTCTCTCTTTTCATTACACTTTACGTAAGCTACAATTGGTATTTTAATTTTACCGAGGGGTTTTCAAAGCGAATTCAGTTTTACGAAAAATTTGATGTTGTGAACTATTTGTATTTTTTCAGCGAATATTTTTATAAAATTGTAAAATTTGTTGATGAAACTGCGACAATCCGAATGCCCAAATTTGTGAAAATTGCAAAGGAAAGCTTCTGTAAAGAACGCTCCATTTTTGTTGTGATTTTCTTCATCTCTCATTATGCTGTCAAATACGTGATTTCATTTTTACGTAACATGTATAATTATGTGAAAACATTTGTTCAAACCGGTAAAATCGATATAATAAAACTGTTTTATGATCCAAAAAAAAAGAATATCTACATTACGTTGCTGTTTGCTGGGTTCGTTTTGGAAGGAATTGGGTCAAGTCTTAAGGGTGGAATTATGGGTAAGATGGATCCAACAAAAGGACTGGATCCCGCCAAAGCAATAGACGAGGCATTAGACCCGAGCGCATCATTTAAACAGTCGTTGACCGCATTCAAAGTTGCGAATCCACTTTTATATTTAATTGTTATTTTGATTCGGGTTGCAATCGTCTATGGTCCGACCATTTCATCCGTAACCGGTCTGATTTTCATCTATTTCTGTTTTTACTCGATATTTGGTGTTTTGTATTACCATAAATTCAATAGCGACCCAATTGACGAAGCCAATCTTTATAATGGTGTGAGAGACGAGTCTTTTCTGGATATGTTTCGTCGAATTCACGCAGTTATGAATCTGAACCATGTAGTTTTTGAACATAAAGAACCTGGATTTATGTACAAGATTCAATGGGGTTTTGAATGGATTTTTCGAAACGTATTTAACAATTTGCCGTTTCTCATCATGATTTTCGGATTGATTCGGGCAATCCCGTCTG